AATCTTTCAATCGGCTGAGGCTGGTTGAACCACGGCGCGTTAAGCTGCTACCGGTGGAGTTGCCGAACGTACTGCGGGCTTGGCCTTAGCTGCGGGCTTGGCCTTAGCTGCGGGCTTGGCCTTAGCTGCGGGCTTGGCCTTAGCTGCGGGCTTGGCCTTAGCTGCGGGCTTGGCCTTAGCTGCTTTTTCCACATTCACCAGCTCAGCGAAGGACATATCACGATCCTTCGACCACTTGGCGCAGATCCCGTGAGCCAGGCCAGTCGAGATACCGCTATCAGAATCGACCAAACCTTTTTTCGCATCCTTCTTGCTCAACTTGCCCGATGCGATGTCGGCAGTGTGCTTGTCGAGGTATGCCATGCCCTTCGCCACTGGACCATCCTTCTTCGCTACGCGCTCCTTTGATACTGCTGCCACCTTCTTCACTACTGCCTTCTTTGTTACCTTCTTGGCGGATGCCATTTTATAAACTCCTTCACAAGTTAACGAAAATCCCTTCCCCAGTTCCGCCCGGAAAAGGGTCGGTTTTGCTGAAGGGTCTAACAAGCGGCGAAGCTCTGCCACTTCCAAGGGAGACAGGCAAGCTGCCAGGTCTGCCCCGCTGGTCAGCAACACGAGGTCGCCGCCCATTCTGCTGCCCACGATAACCGCATCTTCGCGACTAGCACATACTGCCACCACCGGATCTGGATCACCTTTGCGAATGATAACGCTCGGGTGCTCCATCCCCTCACCAGCTGTCGCGATTATACCAACTAACAGCTGCTCCACTTCCTCGGAGAAGGTATATATATCCATCGACTTGCTTATGTAATGCCGCGCAAAGTCGACCGGCAGGTACTCGCTCACTCCATCCGCCTTCAGAGCGAACAGGTTGTACGGGGTGCCGTCCTCCGTCTCGATGGCCTTTTGCCGATTATCATACTGCACGTTGTCGAAGCTGTCGATAGAGCAGGTTTTGACGACCAGCTCCCCCTCAAAGTCCAGGTAGACCACGTTGCGGTTGCCCCGCTCGATCTCCAGGACGATGTGCCGATGATGATTGCAAAGTACTCTCATGGCTACCACCTTGCCCCTCTGGCGCGACTGTGCTTCGCTCCGGACTCGACGTAGTTGATATGCGCAGCGATCTCGTCGACGTGCCCTTGGGTCACGATGCCGCGTGGCAGGTCGCGAGCGATAGTCACCGGAATCGACCTGCCATTGTGCAGCAGGTCAAAGCGGTGCACCTGGCTCCGGACGGTATAGGCCGAATCATTCTTTACTGGGATTCTCTTTTTCATATCGTTCTCCATTCTAGGTTGCACTACGAGCGGGCTACGCTCCCGCTGACCTCTGTCACAGGTCAGCCAGTCTAGCCTACTTGGTCAGGTCCTTTGGCAAGGAGGGTACTGCATAGTCTCCTGACCGCACCCCTTGGAAAACTGCACTGATGGTGGGCTTGTTGAACCCGACACCTGTGAGCAATACGATGGCCTCACGGTGCAGCAGAGGAAAGTTACCTACAATCGCACGGATAATGTGCACCTTGCACGCTTGCCCTTTGCGAAAGTATTTCATCAGGACATCCAGCGGCTTCTGAGCCGCTTGCATCCGGGCGATGGATGCGGGATCCGCAGCGGCGGCGGCACGCTTGCCGATCTTCTTGGCGGGCGCAGCGGCCTTGCTCTTGTCCTTGATGCCATTGATGCCATTGAGCAATGCTGCCTTGGTGATCTTGACTGCGGGTTTTACGATTGCCTTTTTCATGTCGTTCTCCATTCTAGATTTAACAGGGCAAAATTGCCCGCGAAGGGCTCCGGTGTTCTGGAGCCCTTGACGTGCTGCCTTACACCTTCAACTGCGCCATGCGCTCGGTAAGTTGCCAAAGTGCCTTATTCAAGCGCAATTCCTCGCTGACCGAATTGATGCTGCGGGTCTTGCTGCGCCGTCCCGATGCTGCCAGCGAACGGATACCGCCACGCATGAATGCCTCCTGCACCCGATTGCTGATCGTCCACAGGTCCCGCTTGGCGTCTACAGTGCGCCGCACTGTCAGCAGGTTGGCTGCCACGAAGGGCGCGGCGTAGTTCGGCAAGGGTTCGCCGGTCTCCTCATCGAGCGGGGTTGGATAGCGCAGCTCCATCGCAGCACTCGCAAATACCCGCTGCTCCTCGTCATCCAGCACGATGCCCTTGTACGCCTGCACCCGCTCCATGATTGCTGGTACCTCCTCAATGATGCGGTAGGAGCCTTCAAGCACGTTATCGACGATGTTGCCCGAATGCTGCACTTTGATGCTGCCGAAATCTGCGGACTTCACCACCATGCCGTTGAGACAGGCGAGGCGGAAGACGCCAGCGGACAATTGATACGAGCTGGTGCGGTCGTGGCTATTCACCAACACGATTTCGGGCAGCTCATCGCCTAGCTGGGTCAGGATGTCGTGCTCCCGGCGGAAGCGAAGCATGTGCTTGGTGAATTCCCCCTTGCCTTCGATGCGCGACTTGGATTGGGATGCGCGTACCGGCTGAAAGCCGTTGGCGCGGAGCTGATTGACTACTTCGATGGTTGGGATGAACACATACCGCTCACTGACCTGATCCCACGGTTCAGTGGCGAATACGCTGGGAGCTGCTTTGCGGATTGCGTCGTTGCTTAATACGATTTGGTTTTGCATATCATTCTCCATTCTAGATTAGTTGTTTGAGTCGAGCGACTCGCGCTGACTGCTACGATACCTTGCAACAATCAGATCGCGTAACTCGAAAAGATCATCGGGAGTCGTCTGAGTCGCGCTGGCCGAACCTGCCGTCTGCGCCCTGAGTTCCGTGCTGGTCGTTTGATAGAGCCGGTGGCCTGAACCTTTCCTGCCGGTCTAACTGCCTATCAACTTGACCCTATTATAATGAGCCCTACGAATCGGTCAACTAGTTTAGAATATAAGTAGGTTCTAAACTAGTTGATCTTTTCTATATTAGTAACAGCTTATCTATAGTCATACGCTCGGTTGGTCTGCGGCATCAGGATTGAAAGAGTCTGTCGCGCCCTACTCGCCCCGACGAACGCCACGCGGTGTTCGTCATCGGGATTGCCCTGATAATCCTGGTAGGTGCGGTATGCCATATCTGATAGCAGCACCACGTGGTCTGCCTCGCCGCCCTTGACGCCATGGATAGTGCTGATATGCACGCGCGGCTTACGGGTCAGCTTCTCGCCGCGCCGCTTCGCCATCAAATAGAACTCCCGGTCCTCTGGCAGGATAGCGGTCAGCGCATCATGCCAGATTGCGGTGGTGAGCAATCCGCCGTTCTCTTGCAGGTAGGCCAGGTTCACTTGTGCATCATCAGGCACTGCTTTCAACAATTTGAATCCGCGCGACACTCCTTCCCCTGATCGCAGGTACTTGTAGATCGAGCGCGCCTCCTCTCCGGTGATGCTGTCACCCTTGCGCAATCGCTCCCATAGCACGATCGCTTTGATGTGGTCAGTATTAACCGACGAGCGCCGCTGGGTGGTGTAGGGGATCCCGGCACGTTTCACGAACTCTTCAATCGGTCCCAGCAAGTATTGATTGCGCGCCAGGATCAGGTAAGAGCCATCGCGCCATTTGATATTGTCCAACGAGGTCAGGTAATCCACTCGCCCGTTCTCATCACGCGGACCCCATTGCTTCGGGATGCGCCGCGATATTCTTTCAGCGATGCGCCAGCATAGGTTGTACACTGTGCGCGGTAATCGGTAGGAGTGGTTCAGCACCACGCGCTCCCCCTCCAGTTCCAGGAACGAATCGACGCAGGCTCCCGACCAGCGGTAGATCGCTTGGTCGTCGTCCCCTGCTGTATAGACGCGCTTCGCGTTCATGGTCATATATAAGGCGAGTGCCCATTGCTGCTTGCTCAGGTCCTGCGCCTCATCAATAACCGCCACCTCCAGGTCGAGGGGCGGGCACACCTCCATGCAGCGATCCAGCATATCGGAAAAGTCCAGCAGTCCGGTGGTCTCTTTATACTGAACCAAGGTATCATTGAATTGCTTCAACTGAAACCAGTCCAGCTCGCTATTGGCTTCTTGCCATTGCTCGCGGAGGTCGACCATGCGCGCTCGGCTCATACCCACCATCCACAGGCACTGGTCTCCGGTCTTGCTGCCCGTGGGCACCCCTTCTTCGAAGTTCATATAATCGCTGAATTCCAGCCCCAGCGATTGCCCGATGGAGCGGTAGGCAGCGGGACCCATCACCTGCTCCTTGGTCAAGCCCAACTGCTGGAATGCCAGCGAATGGAAGGTGCGAAAGAAGGGCAGCTCGGCGCGGGTCATCTTGAACTTGGCGCAAGCTCGATCCATCGCTTCAACGGTCGCCTTCTTGGTGAACGAAAAGTATCCGATGCGCGCTGGATGCACCCCCTTGCTCATTTCCTGGTCGACCAGGTTCAGCAGGTGCGTGGTCTTGCCGCAGCCGGGCGGACCAAGGATTATGGTTTGCTGTTTCACATCATATCTCCGTCAGGGTTAGTCGGGACAGCAAACTCTTCGTTCTGCGCCGCGAAGCTGAGCACGCTCCAGGCGGTCACATACTTGCCCTTCAAGGTGAAGCCATGGTGCTCGGCTCCGGTCTTGCGCAATAGTGCCCATATCTGTCGCTCCTTGAACTCGCGAAAGTGTTGCTGCTCCAGGTAGCGAATCAGGTCAGGTGATCGGAAGAAGGTGCGCCCGACATGAGCGATGGTCAATGGCGGCACGTCCTTCTCGCAATGGAATGGTTTGCCCATTATCAGTTCGTCGAGGTTGTTTCCTCCTGCTCGCTGGGTCAAGAAGGTCTCCAGGTGTACCCTGAACTGCCCCTCTGGACCGGAATCTGGGGGCGCTTCCACCACCTCGATATTATTCAGCCGGTCCCGAATCGCTGCCTCCCAGACCGGCTGCCTCAGCATAGCCGGCAGCTTATTGATCTTATCCATGCACAGCTTGCGGAATCGCGTCTGGTTGACCAGGTCTTCGGTGGTGATCTCGATGCGATAACCCTCGACGTCTATAATCCAGATCGGCGGGTCGCTGTTGATCTTGGTCATCGCGCCCAGCATTATCGGAGCGATACTGGCGTCGCTGTTTCCGCCGATGCCATACTTGCGGGTGCGACACACCTCTTTGTTACAGACCGAGGCAATGGGGTCCTTGTCGCAGGTGAAGAAGTAGCTCTTGCGACCGGCGGATTTCAGGGTGTTCATCACCTCGGAGGTCGCCAATGGTGGGTCCATCAGGGAGCGATTATACTCATCGACCTTCTCTTTCCAATCATCCTCGAAAGCAAAGCGCGCGAATACCGCCAGGTTGAACAGTGAGATGTTTCTACTGCCGCGCGGAAAGCCCTTGCCAGCCAAGAATTGCAGGCAAGGCGGCCCCTGCTCAAACTCTTCGCCGCCCAGCGCGGTTAATGAGAATGCCCGCAGCGCATCCGCCGTAACCTTGCGCGACTCTGCCAGCTCCAGAAACTCTTTTACCTTGAGCTTCTTGCCCTCCAGCAAAGCGTACCGATTAGTATCCTTGACGTTGAAGTAGGGCATGTTCAGCCAGTTGCCCACATCGGTCTTATTGGCCAGTGAATTCTGCTTTGGGAATATCTCTGCGCTGGGATAGCCCACAGCGCACGCCCACTCTGCCAGTTTTGTGCGCACCAGTGATGCCTTGATCGGTTCGCGGCAGAACAGCAGCAGGTGCGCCCCGCCGCTCTTGCTACGGCAGATCACTAGTGGCAGATTCAATGCGGTCAGCTTCTCCTCCATCTCCTTCAGGTCGAGTGGATAGGTATCTACGTCTATTGCTGCCCAGTGAACAGTTGCTTGATCGGTGATCGGGATAATGCCGATGCCCTTGGTGCCGGCAAGGTGTGCGTACCATAGGTCAGCAGTGACTGGCTTATGTTCGGTGTATGGTCTCCCTTGTACTTTCTCCCCTTCGATGGTCTTGCCATCAGTCGGTATATTATATGTCCCATGTGCGCGGTCGAGACCGGCGAACAGGGAAAGGAAATGCTCTGCCAGCTTAACCAGCACTCTATCCTTTTCCACGGTACTACCTGTGCGCGGACAGTTTCGACAATACTCTGGCAGCTAGCAGGCCGGTCAAGATTGCCACATTCTCCTCGGCGGAAGCATCCAGCTCCTCTGCCCCCAGTTCACGTGCTTGATTGATCGCGGCATGGGTGCACTCATGGATTACATAAGCAGTTACCTGCGGATGCCTGCGCGGCAGATAGATGGTGCCGTAACTCGATTCGCGGCACCGGTGATGCGGCGGCACAAAGAAGGCAGTTGCCAGATCGTCCTCAGTGGCAGCTTTGCCGTATAATTTGTCCCACTTGCCCCTGACCGCTGCGACGCTGTCCAGCAGGATCACCTTCAGCCCCTTACCGTGCGCCTTCACATTGAAAGTCTTCTGCATGATTAAAAACGCGGGATTGCTCCCGCGTTCCTCTCTGATTGTTATTAGAACTCCTCATCACCTTCGACTGGCGGGACTGGGGCATCTGCTTGGCGGTCAGCAACCTTGACCTCGCCCTTCAAGATAGAGTCCTTGAATGCGCGCGCCTTTAGATACAGATCGACATCCCCTTTGTCAGTCAGGTCCAGCCGCCGCTCGATGGTCGGTGTCCAACCAAACCAGGAGCCCTTATCGTTGGACTGCGGCTCAGTGGTCATGCGCAGCCGGTTGGCGAACATCGGGGCGGGGAAGCGGGTGCCATCGGGACGCTCGACCTCTTGCAGGTTCAAAGTGGTCATCAGCTTCTTGGCCGTCTTGATCTGGGTCGAGGTCAGCGACAGGATGGTGCGCTGGGCTGAACCATCTTCATCAATCCGGATACCGTAGAAGTTATGGGTCGGGTTGAGCTGGTTCCCGTTCGGCAGGATGTCGCGCCCCTTATCGTCCTTGTGCGCTGCACGGGTCATTGCCAAGCCCTTGGTGGCGTCATGCTCGCCACGGTAGCCGCCACCGTTTTCGCGCAGCGCCCATTCAACGTAGGTCAGAGTGTAGCAGGCGGGTACAAACAAGAAGCCCTCGTCGCCATCGGTGATCTCGTTGGTAGCGGTGTTGATGAACATGCCCTCCTGCGCGCCCTTGATGTATGCACCATCGGACTTCTTGCACTGCGGGCTGCCACTTTGCAGGATGGCAGTGAACGGGATGGCAAAGGATTCCTTGGTGGCTCCCTCGAACCCTGCCCCGGCATCCTGCTCCATGTTGATTAGGGGCACCGCCACGCTGGTGCCCTTCTTGGTGGTCACGGCAGTCGATTCTTCTGCCGCTGGTTTTCCTACTTGTGGTTTCTTCGCTGCCATGTTCGCTGCTCCTTATTTAAGTTTAGGCTTCTTGATGGTTGACTTACGGACCGGATTTACATTGATTGCCGAAGGGAGGTCCTTGCCCTCCGCCAATCGCTCCCGGACAAATGCGCCCAGTGTCTGCGGATGGATGAACTGCTTGTTGGTGAAGTCGGTGCACTTCTTCTTAACCAGCATCTCCATTATTTTCTCTGCCTTTTCATCCTCACCCTTGCCGAAGATTATTTTGACCTCATTCTTGATTAGCGAGTCGAAGTTGTTCTCCTTGAGCCAGGTCACCGCATCTGCCCAGTTGTCTTCCGGGATGTTCGGGTAGACCTTCTCCTCGACCTTGACCGAGGTGCCATCGGGCAGTGTGATCTCCTTGATCCCGACCGAATCGAAAAAGGTAGGCAGTTCGATCTCGGTCAGTGCCCTGAGGTTCTCTGCGGCCTTCTTCGACTTATCCGACAGGTCAGCGATGAATGCTTCTATCGCAAGCTGCCGCTCCACCAGCTTTATTAGTTCTGCGATGCTGGTCTTGTTTACCGCCTTGGCGTCCTCTTCCATGTCTACCAGTGATTTTGCTTTGCTTGCCATTTCATTCTCCTAGGTTAATTTCTACGGGGCGGTACTCTTTGTTGTGGCGGTCGTAGCGCAGCACCTTGGCATAGTCGCCATTGATCTGTGCCGCCACCATGCAGGCGCTGGCGACGATGACCGGATCCCCGATACAGAGGATGAAGTCATCATCGGTGAAATCCTGGAGCTGTTCGCGCAGTTTGGCAACGACCTCCCGCGATGATAGGGTCAGCGGTCCGCGTGGTAGTAGCGGGGTCAGGGTGCCGTGCTTGGTAGCGGGTCCCAGGTCGTAGATCGGTACCAAGGTCTGTCCCACATCATCCCAGCGGCAGGGCTCGTGCGGGATGTATATGCGTGGTCGGTCTGCTAGGTTATTCATTTTCTTTCTCGATGTAAAATTAGGCGGAGCGCATCCCCGTTTTTCCAACCCCTTGACTGATTAAAAGTGCAGGGCGCGCTCCGGTGCTGCAAAATCTTGCCGAACTCTCTCGGCAGTCACGTCGTTCTTGCGGTGCTTCTGGTTCCAGACGTTCTCATACCGCGCATTAAAGTCATCACCGCTTGCCCCTTCCCTATTGCAGTCCAGAGTTGGAGGTATTGCCGGAGAGGGTTTTGTGGACTTATCCCGGCACTGCACTACTCTAAGCCCTTACTAAATCCAAGCCTTACTGGGATCGCCATTGATTATATCTGCTACATCCTTCTTGCCGCGCAAAGCATCAATGATGAAACCGTCACGGGTATCTGTCGCCTCAATATCAACAATAGTCAAACTACCCAGCGCCCCTATTCTATCGCAGCGATCCTCCGACTGCAGTCTGTTTAGGAGGCTGTGGTCGTTGCTGACATAGATTTCCATGCGTGCTATCTGCAAGCCATCAAGACCGGTGCCACCAGAACGCTGCTGCGAAACAAAGAACCGCCGCTTGCTCCCGGCAGCGCAGAACTCATCCTTGCCAAGATCCCGCTCCTTTGTTTTGATGTCGCCCCAGTAACGGGCTACCGTGCCAGGACCGTAAGTCTCACGAAGAATGTTGGCGATCAAGTGCAGCTCCGCTACGAAGCGCGCCCATATAATCACCTTCCCTTCTCCGGTGTCCTCGATTATCTCCAACACCTCTTGCAGCTTTGGATTCACCTCACCAATCGGGAAGACCTTGCCGCCCTCATCATCCGAAGGGAAGAAGCCGCCAGCAACCTGCTGTAAGCGGGTCAAGCGGGTCAGCGCCATACTAGCATCCAGAAACTTGCCCTCGTACTCTGCCATGTAGCTGTCGCGCAAAGTATTATAGATGGTGCGCTGCTCGCTGGTCAGTTCCACATATCGCTTCTGGTAAACCTTTGACGGCAGGTCGAGGCAGTCTACCTTTAGCTTGCGGTAGGTGTGTGGAGCGATCAGCTGTTGCAGCTCATCCAGGTTCTTGTACATCTTCCTGCCCGCAGCATCTCGCGCGACCACCTTGGGCATCATACTGCGCGCTCGCACTTCACCATACTTCTGCACTAGTCGCCGCTTTATCATCCGCATGGTGTTGGAGTTATCCGGCTCCATCACGGCGAAGTGGCAGCGGTAGGCAGTATAGGAAGGGTACCCAAGGATGTGCTTATCCAGGAATGCCATCTGCGGATAAAGGTCTTCCGGCGAGAAGCCAAAGGTGCCGGTCATGATGCGCCGCACACTGGCGTGAGTGGATAGATCAATAATCGTCCGGGTGGTCTTGGCATCCCAGTTCTTGATCCGATGGGACTCATCCAGTGCCCATAGCGTCTTGTACTTCTTGAGCAGCTCCAGGAGCAAGAAGCCCGCTCCCCGTTTCTTATCAATCAGCGATTCGTAGTTGAGCAGGAAGACGCGCAGCCCCTTGAACGGGTTGTTGAGCATATCCTCCACCAGCCGTTCCCGCTTCTTGGTCTTCTCGGCGGAAAAGACCATGGCCTTATACAGGATGCCGACCGGCATATGATCGGGCAGGTGTTGATAGAACCAACCGCGCTGCACCCCATTCGGTGCAGTGACCACCAGTAGCTCGATCTCGCCGATGGAGAAGTGGTAGGCAGCGTCATCTACCAGCGTCTTGGACTTTCCCGTGCCCTGCTCCATCAGATAGCCGAACGCTGCCCTGCCTTTAGATAGCTTGCGCGCTTCTTTCTGGTGAGCAAAACTCTTAACCCGTTCTTGATGAGTCATTCTATTCAACCCTGATTATTGCTGCCCTTATTATAGGGCAGTGGCTTGGCTGACTAATCCAAATCCTGGTATATAAAAACCAATGAGCAATGCGATAATGCGCTGCAATGTGCATAAGCAAACGATAATAAGCAACGCGCCTATTGGGTTTAATGCGATAATGCGATAACTGGCGTCAAAAATAAAATTTTATTTTTCTCTTTTCAAAATCCCTATATATCTAATTGAGCGCCCAGCCCATCACTACGCGGCACGCTTCTATGGCTCTTGACCACTCGGCGGCTTTGCTGTCAAGGCGTCTTGTAGCGTCGTCAAGAATCTCCTGACTTCGATGGTCGGCTCGTTCGGCGGCGGCAGTGGGTAGCGCACTTCCACCGGCGGAGTGGGCTTCTCCAGGCGGACAGATGGGGAGGCGCACCCGAGGAGCAGGGCGGTCAAGCAAAGTGTTAAGAGCATGTTCGGCATTCTGTCTCTCCTTCTGTAGGTTGGTTGTCAGCGCGGCATTCCTGGCGCGCTCGGCGATCAGTTCCGCACTGTGTGCCAGTTCCAGTTCGTCCGCCTTCTGCTCGTGTCGCAGTCCGTTCACGTACCAGCCGGCAGCGAAGGTGATTACCAGCAGGGCGATCACGATGCGCCAGTTCACAGCGAGGCTCCCTTGTTGATGGAACTGTCGAACCCGTAACCGGTCATGTACGATGCCACAACCGCACCGATACTAGGTACGTGCAGGATGCCTTGCGACAGCATGGTGAAGATCAATTCAGGGTTGATATTGTCTGCCACGCCGCCGATTGACGACAGCCACGCGGAACCCAGCAGTGCGGCAAAGGTGGTCAGTGAGCGTCCGGGGTAATCTGCAAACAAGTAACTGACGAAGTTCCCGCCCACGCGTTTCTGCTTCTTCAGCTTGCGCCAGTGCATGAACATGCCAAGGAACTGTAAGCCGAACACGGCAAGGAACGACCACAGGTTAAGTTCAGTCATGGCTACCTCCTCACATCATCTAAGAACTTGCCCCACGGGAACCCTGCTCCGGGATCGAACTTCCGTCCTGGTGATACATCGCTGTGCCGGTCAATCAGGGTGATCCTGTACAAGCGCACCCACTCGCGGCACTGCATCACCGCTGCGGCGTACTGGGCGTCGGTCACATACGGGTGCTTGATCGTGCGCAGGAACGAGTCGTAGTCGTGCTTGCCCGACACCAGCAGTTCCATACCCAGCGAACCGGCGTTGAACCCGCGCGCGTGGTAGGCTCCCTCGTCGTCGTTGCGGCAGCGCAGCACCGTACCATCTGATGTTACCAGCGCGTGCGCCGATAGCTGCATCCGCTCCAGGAAGTCCGGTGCGTAGTCGTAGCCCCTGCCGTCCTCGGACAGGATGTATTCGCCCATCGCGTGGACGACGATGCGGTTTGGGGACTGGTGTGCCGTGCCGTAGACGCTGTGCCGCTGCACGGTATTCAACTGCGGGTTGGCTGCCGCTATCGCGTTCTTCAGATGCTGATTATCGTTCACTGCGGCGCTTCTCTTAACAGCGGCGGTATCGCTAGTGCCGGATGATCTTCTATCCGCGTTACGCGCCGGTCGATCTTGGCCAGATCACCGCGCAAGTCACGCTCTATCGCGCGCAGTATCCTGATGGTCTCATCGAGTTTGGCGTGCAGCCGCGCGCCAATCCAACCGAGCAGTATCATCAATAAGGCAAAGCACGTTGCGAGCAGACTTATCAATACAGCGTTGAATGTTGCAGTGTCCATTTCAATCTCCAAGATGTTTCGGGTCAATCTTGCGAATCTCAGTCCATACGAATGCAGCCAGCTTTGAATCGTACTGGTGCTTCCGCATCCGGTGACTGATTGATACCTCGTTGAGCGCAGGCAGTTCGCGAAAGTAAAGCGTCAGCACAGTCGCACCCAGTAGCAGGTCAACCGGATAGCCTAGCCAGAAGATGCCGAGCAACACTTTGGAAATCCAGTGTAGCGAGTACCAACACTGGCGCACGCCCATGTAGACCACGAAGCTGACGATGGTGAACCAAGTGAGGAGAAGGATGGTTATCATTTGATTGCTACCATCTGATCGCGCAGCGTAATGATGCTTGTCTCGAAGTCGCGGAGCTTGCGAAAGCCTGTGTTCGCATCAGCTAATTGCGTCTCAGTCATACCGAGTGTAGCCGCTTGTTGCAAAGCGATCCCGAGCAAGGCTTCTCGCGTCACTCGCGGCATGAGTTGCTGGCGTTCCAACATATCAATCTGGGCTTGGATACTTGCGTTCTCTTCCTCTACCGTCTTGATTGGGGCGATGTAAGCGGCAATAGCACCGAATTCTCCTGCAATAGCAGCAGCGTAAAGCTCCCTGCCACGTTGCTCCGAATCATTAGGTGATGCAGTGAATGGAATCCATCCATATTTAGGATGCTCGATTTCCATGTCCACTGTGCCGGAGCGATTGTATTTGAGGTTGCGAGTTTGCATGATTTTTCCTTGTTAAGATATGCGCTGCCAGTCATGGATATTGCCATTTGCGCTAACGACTCCGGTTATATTCCTCCATGTTCCTGTCGGAGTTCCAGATGCCGTTCCAGTACCGTCCGCATTTTGAAAGTGGAATCTTAAACCAGACCCTGCTGCAACATCCCCAGAAGCTACCGCACCAGCTGACGAATTATAAAGCGTCATCGGGAGCCCAACACCTTCGGAACCGGCATCAATTGGTATGTTACCAGATGCAGCGCCAGTCAGCGCGCCAACAAATGTCGTGGTAGACAGCGCATTTGTGGTCGCGTTGTAGGTCAACCCTACGTCAGTGGCGGGGCCAAGATTACCAGTCGCAGCAGTCCCGAGCAGGGGGAATGTGGTAGTGTCGCCACCTGCGTCTGAAATAGTGACTGTAGTGGCTGTAGTGGCTGTAGTGGCTGTAGTGGCTGTAGTGGCTGTAGTGGCTGTAGCAGCGTTCCCGCCAATGCTTAAAGCAGAAGCGGTGCCAGTCAGATTAGTCGCTATGCCGGATGCCGGAGTCCCAAGTGCCGGCGCAATAAAGGTTGGATTGGGGCTTCCCGCGCCGTACCCGAAATTGTCCTGTAACTGGGTCATCTTGGTGCTGGTCAGCACCGACCCATAAGCAAAGGCTAAGCTAGTCCATCCCATGGCACGCTACCTCCAAATTGTCAGCAATCTTAGCAAGTGTGCGAAGATGCGTTGGACACAGCGACGGACTCTCCGCGCCGTTTAGAACGATGCCTTGTAACATACCCCACCCCATCCAACCAGCGTTTGGTTCTGGTTCTACGCACGTCTCGGTGCAACCTTTGATGTCACACTTAATCATTCTCAAAATTGCCATGCTCGTGTCTCCTTACGTGAGTACGTCAGATGAATCAAGTGCAGAATAATCCAGCCGAAAGCCGTTCTGGTACTGGCTTTGATCTGCGATGTAGGTCTTCTTGCCGCTGTCCATACTTATTGCTTCTTCCATGATCCGAAAGCTGTCTGACACACCGATCTGTGCGTCTACCACGACGATGCAGTCTCCGATGCTCAGATGGATTCCCTGTAGCGGTGCATCAATAACTAAGCGCGGAAATATCTCGCGTCCGATTAGCACTTTGCGTTGTGCCAAGTTCAGCGCCGACGCAGAATCCACGTACCAGATCGTCTCTTCCTTGACGATGCGTTCTTTTGCGCCATAGCGCGAGATGCTGGATGAGTCTGCATTGCTGACCGTGATGCCATAGGTCATTGAAGTCACGTTGTACGCCGCACCAACATAGCACCGATTTAGTAAGCTGCGCGCATCCATCGTCTGCGTACCGCCTATCGTTGCGCTGTCATCGAATGACATCGCGGCAGAATCCGCGATGGTGAAACGCATAAATTTCAGTTTGTCATTCTCTACCCAAATCGCGGACTGCGTAAGTTCTGCAATCTTCTTCAGCATAGCGGATGCCACATTGCCGGTAAAGCGCGCGTTTATACGCACGTTGTCCGCGGAGAATACGCTCGACCAACTCGTGAAGCTGGCATAGTCAATGTCAGGATTGTTAGTGCTGGTAAGTGCGGACAAACCACTGTGCGACGTACAGACGTACCACGCTAGGTCGTGTACCATGTAATCTGAATTTGTGTATATCGCCGGGGATGTCAAATCGCCAATGATGCGGTCAGATAACTTCTTGAACTTATTAATCAATGTTAGTGAAACAACCTCATTCTTATAGCGCAGTGCGTCAATCGTGCCAGACATCAAGGACAGGTATTCATCTGTGAACCCCATCTGCAAGGTGCAGTTCGTGTTCAGCAGCGTGCCATCAGGCAGGAAGAAGTTGAACATCTGATCCGCGTTCGACAGGTCAATCGTGACTGTGCTTGGCACGACGTCATCCCACCGGCGCGCGATGACCGGCCATGACAAGACGCGGTTAGTATAATCGCTACTACCAATCAAGAACTTGCGCGACCACGGGGCGGTCTTGCTGGTAGCACGTGACAAGAACGATGAGGAAACGGAATACACTTAGAAACTCTCCAATTCTATCAAACCCATGAATAAGTCCGTGTACGGCTTTATCATCCGGTCAACCGGCGTCGATGCGTTTATTAGATAGCCACTCACTACTGCGACACTATTCAGATCGTACAACACGACTGGCGTGTTAGCCCCCCACCAAGAATTGACGCGGCACATATCGGCGGAAGACAGATAGGTAACACCGAACGCAACATGATCGAACCGCCCCCATTTGTATAGGTATGCAGCGCCAGATCGCGTGCGGTGCATTGTCTGCACTTTGCGCGCAGACGTCACCAGGTCGTAGTCAGGTTCCATGTTAACTACATTAACACCATCCGAAAGCGCGTAGCTTGGCATTATCTATTCTCCGTTGCAAAGTTAGGTCGGACACCGATCGAAGTCATTTCATTCAGCGCATCAATAATAGGTTGCCCAAGCGCAGCGCGCAGTTGCATTTTATCCATGTGTGCAAAAGCATCCACATTGATGGCATTCTCAAGTACGTGAATAGTTACGCTCTGGATAGACAGACCTTGTGTGCCTCCTGCTCCTGTACTGCCTCGGGTGGTGCCTTCGCTATCCAGCACATGGTCAATCACAGTCTCTTGGGGGTGTAGCATTGCCAAGAAGCCACCTTGCCCATCCAACCCACCACTGCGTGAGCCGTAGCCTGTGAATCCACCCCCTGCGAAACCGAGCATACTACCGATGCTGCTGACCGCCCCGCCGATTAGGTTCCCGGCACCTCCAAGTATATTCCCGATAATGCCACCGCCTCCGCCGATTATGTTCTTCGCAGCATCAACTATCGCACGGATGACGTCCAGTATCGCACGGAATGCTGAAAGCACACCATCCAGCATTGACGAGAATATACCACCATCGGTACTGAAGAGCGATTTGACAGCATCGCTGACCAACTCTACCACCGCTTTTAAGACGTAGAAGGTCGCAATTAGTGGCGCGAATATCACGCCAAGTATGCCGAACTCTTCAAACAGTTTCTTAAGGATTAATACAGCAGCTATGATCACGAGAATCACCGCTCCCGGGATTGCCCACGCAGCGGATACCGCAAGGCCGACAGCGACGGCAACCGCACCTAATGCGATGACTATCGGCCCGAACTCATCCAGGAGCAGTTTCAGCACGATGATCGCAGCAGCCCACGGAAGCCACGCCGTATTGACCGCCGTGCCCGCGACCACGCCCGCGATCTGCGCCTGCACGAATGCGGATATAAGACTGACAGCGATGTTCTTCCCAATCGATTCCATCGAATCCTGAAGGCTGCTACCGTTCACGATAGCATCACCTATTGAGTCCCCGATACCCTTTGACAGAGTCTTGAACGCGGACTTGAGCGCCACCGACATCTGGTAGGTCGCATTACCTACTTGCTTCAGATCATCCTTGATGAGACGGGTCGTCGTGGCCATCACGCCCGTCACGCTGTCCTTGTATCTCTGCGTCGAAAGCTCGGTGTGTTCCCATTCTTCATTCTCGCGCGCGATAGCGGCAGTCAACTCCTTAGAGGTGCCTCCCAGTTTTTTCTGTAAGTCTGTGATCGCTTCAAGTCGCGCAATGTGTGCTTCTTCAGGTGTCTGCGCAGCCTTGAGTAAGTCGGTGAGTTGCTTGTAAGTCTCTGCGTATGCCTCTTGCGCCTCCTTCGCAGCCTTCGTCTCATGCTCTACGTTTTTCAGCGATGCCGCCGCCTTGCGCAAGGCGGTCATCTTCTTGGCTTCCGACCCTGCTACGCTTTGTGCACCTTTATCCCAGACATCCGCTATATTCTTAGCAACGACCGTTACGTTCTTTTCAGCATCCGCGACCGTGATCTTTAAGATGTTGAATGCTTCTTTGAAATTACCACTAGCGGCGGCGGCGAGTGCTGCGAATACACCACCCAGCCACTCGCCCATCGTTTTGAATGCTCCAGATACGCCGACAACCGCAGTCATTACTACGCGCAACCCAGCAGCGATTGATTCACCAACCTTCGCAACATTATCGCCTTCAGTGGCAAACTGTATGAATTGGCCGGTGATCTGCTCAATGACTGGTGACACCTGTGCCATTGCGACGTTGACCGAGCCTTTGATAACCTGTGCAAGAGTATCGAGGTTATCGTTGACCTGATTCGCCGAGGCTGCAAAGTCATCGGAAATGACAATTCCCAGCTTCTTGGCATCTTCCATCATCTCCCTGATAGCCTCGCTACCTTGATTCAGCATAGGCACCATGTCCACGCCGCTGCGCCCGAACAGCTCCATCGCAGTCTTGGTCTTGTTAGCATCGTCCTTCGCATTCTTGAAGCCATCTGCTACATCCATCAAGACGTCAATAGTTGGGCGGAGCCTGCCATTCGCATCAGTCGCGGAAACGCCCAAGAATCCTAGCGCCTTACCGGCAGGGGTGGCGTCCCCCTCCGCGAGCGCGCGCCCTAGCAGCTTCAGTCCGGTGGTCAGCGAACCCTGCTCCACGTTCGACATCTTCGCAGCCCACGCCAGTGCAGAGAACTGCTCCGTCGCCATGTTGGCTTTCTGTGCGGCGACACCCATCGCCTCCGCATTATCCAGCGATGCCTTGACGGAGCGCACAGCAGCGTATGCCGCAGCGGTGAGACCGAGCGCCGCGAACGCCTTCTCAGTCTTAGTCAAGCCTCTATGGAACTTGTCCATGTTGGCGCTAAAATTGTCCAGCGCCTTAATCGAAAACTCAATGACGTTCATCGCTTTTTCCTATTCGCAAGTTCCTGCTGATATTGCCTGATCTCCCGTGCTGCGAGTCTAAATATCTCGGGCACGAAGGCGACTTGTTGAAGATAACATCCGCCATCCGGCCATTCGATACGCCCATTACCATCATGTGTGTCACTGTAGACCAGCATCCATTGTGCTGCCTCGATGTTCCCAATTACAACCGCCTCTGCACGAACCACACCGCGCAGCATCTTTGCAAAGGCGGTTATGAGTTTTTTTCCGATTTGCCTACCGTGCTGATCGTTACTAGATTTGCCAATAACTCGCCGAGCAGTGGCACAAAATAGAATTCACGCGCTACTTCAGAGAACTGCTCGACAGTAATTGACGCACCATCCGGCATTCGCATTCCGTCGATCCGCCTAACGTACTTACCAATCAAGCCCTGCGCGGTATTCAGCGCCTGGAGTTGATCGTCAAAGCGCAACACGCCCTTTTCTTGATCAAAGAATTTTGACAGCGCCAGCATATCCTCCACAGTCAATCGACCACAGGTAAACACGATACTGTCGCCGTCAAATTCAATCGGCTCAAGAATTACGTTGCTCGTCCAATTTCCCATGATTAGAACCCAGCCTTTCCGCAGGCGAGTACGTAAGCAATCGCGGTTGCCGAAGACGGATGGTAGGTTGCCTCTGCCTTGAAGCTGACCTCTACTTGGCCGGGTCCTCCTATCACAAGCGGGAACTCCGTATAACGCAACGCTGGAATATCCACCAGCAACGCATCATAGTATCCAGATTGCACAGCAGTGTTGCCTCGCATGTACAGCTTGACAGCTTGCGTAGTTTGCGCAAGGAATATATCCGCCTGTGCTTGATCGTCAAATAATATCGTACCGGCCACATTGATGCTGCGCATATCAGTTCGCTTGATACGCGCCGGAAATTTATCGGTATCAATGACGTGCTGGACTTCCAGCATATTGTCCTGGGTGAGTGTGAATTGGCGAAGGTTAGATACGCCGACGCCAGCAAACGACATGGAACTGATAGACCAGTCCAATGGCTCTGTCGTACCGTAGGTTGCTGCGATAGCTGCGGAGCGATCAAATGAACCACCTACCATATTCAACCTTGCTGTCATCAATTCACCATTGTTGATGGATAACTCCAGTGCAGTGCCATTCATATCACTGTACTGCTGCGCTGACCCGGTGTCTCCAAGGAATTTATGATAGGTGAATGGGCGCTCTGCACTTGGCAGACTGTGATCTGCGGCGCGCGGCTTGAATGTGTGCGTATACAGCGCGGCGCTGGTCACAGTCGTCGGTGAGTTGCACACAGATGTCAATAATACACCCAGCGAGTTTGCGCGGGCTTCTATGACAATGTCCCCTGCGATGGTATTCACTCCTTCGTACAGTTGACCCTTATCGTAGATGCCGCGCACACCCTTCTGAGTATTTTGCGCCTTGTTCAAAACCACTGACTCACTGACTGGCTCCAGCCAGTGCATCGAAGCGGTATTCGCCGTTCCGTAGCTGTTCTGGAAACTGATCCCGATTCTTGCATCCATTCCGTAGCTCATAATTCTTCTCCTTTAGTAATCTTCTTTTCGGACTTTTCGTCCGTGCGAATGGTATAGCCAGCATCCCGCAATTTCTGAGCGATGTCGGCTGACACCTCATCACCCTTTTCAAAGTGACCTATGTTAGGTACCATGCCACTTTCGCTGCTCCAATAGTACTTCATACAGCCTCCTAGGTTGTGGTTACGACCGCACTTCTAAACTTATTGTGATGACTGCCTGCGGCATAAACAAGTCACCTTGACCATCATCGTCGAACTGCACATACCGATACTCGCGCCGGAACTTGACGACCCGCGCACCTGTGATGCCAAGCGTCAGGTCTTCGTTCATGACATCCATGATAGCTTTAAGCAAACCCTCCAGCGCATCACTTGCGTCCGCACCGTCGCTTCCAAAAGAAGCCGTCTGCGCGACTACTTGCAATTCCACCGGCTCCGTCCACGACTTACTGCCCGCTGCCGTACGCGGGTTGGTCTCCACCGTGCCCGGATATACCCCGACCCACGGACAGCGCGCGGGGTCGAAGTTGATGCGCACGCTACGCTCGCGCTCGCAGCGTAGCAAGTCGAGTGCCGTGCTGTCTATGAGCTTGTCATGTAGGGCAATAGTCAGCGTGCTTACATCGATCATTTCAGCCCCCTCGTTTTTAATAGTACAAAGTTGTCCAGTATCTCGAAGACCTGCACCCTGACCTCGCGGTCTTCTGGTAAAATGCGCCGCTGCGGTATGTTGCGCTCGTCGTCACCCTCGTCATGCGGCTTGGAGTAAGGTAGCTCGGAGCCAATACCCGCCACCCCCTTGCGGATGAACGGCAGGAACGAATGACGCAAGGCTCCGGTATCCTGGAGTAATGCAGCATTCGTATTGATCCAGTGGCGCGCCTCTTTTGAATAAGCCGTCGCTTTGCGCTTCAGCGATAACCTGCCACCATATGTAAACGGTACCCACCCCCCGACCCCGCTGCCCTTGCCCTTGAAGTTGCGCTGCACCCACGAGTCCAGAAACACAGCAACCTGCCGCATTGCGACGCCATCATTCTTCAACCCTTCGCGCGCAGCTTTCAGAGCTGCCTTGAACGCATCGACTGCGGGCTGGTTCAGTTGAACGGAGACGGTCATACAGTAAACTCCCCGCGCGTGGTAGCTTCATCCAGCAGCTGCTCCGAGCTGACCTCCGCTTTCGCGATGTCACCTACGCCGAATACCGGCGGGTAATTCTCCGAGCTGCTCCAGATAGTGTCCCCGACCATCGTTGCTACAGCTGCGCCAGTCGCATCTATCATGTTGGCTTGGCCATTCACCAACGCAGTGATGCGCGCGTCGATGGACTCCTGCAACGCCTGCGCCTTCTCTGGCTGCCGCGTGAGCTGCGCCTGTACATACAGCGTGTCCACGGCAAGGTCGCGCGCAGTGTAGTTGCTGGAGCTGAACGGCACGGCGTAGCGCGATGCCAAGCGGCTATGTACCGATGCCTCCGCCATCAGGATAAGATTGGCCTGTACCTCCGGGCTGGTGCCGTTGGGCAGCTTGTCCATCTCCGCATAGCGCGCGGTCACGTCTACCCATGTGATGATAGTGCTCATAGATACCTCCTGTCCAGTTCCAGCAACTTATCTTCCGCCAGACCATTCATCAGCGCGAATGCGTGCGCCTTGTCCGCGAAGTAACCTTCCACTTTCGGCACTCCTTCCAGCTTTGCCTCACCCATCCAGTTCGCGTTGACCACAAAGCTGAAGTCTACCCCACCGCCCTTGATGATCGCGAGCTGCGAATAGTAGGGTAGCGCATCCAGTATGATGCGGTAGTTCTTGGCCGCCAGCAGTTCGAGCCAGAGATTGATGCCTTCCTCGATGCGCTGGGGCAGTGCATCCCTGTCCAGGCAGTTGTCCTCAAGCTCGTACTGCGTGAGCTGCGCCAGATCGCGGAGCCACAGGAACTTGCCCAATAGACGCTCTGGTAATTCTTCGCGGTCGCGCTTCAGCAGCGGCAGATTGCGGTCAAATCGCTTGCGCCGCACCTGCTCGTTGGCGTAGCCGTGGTGCACGATCTCCATACCGCTCATCAGCGATACCGGACCGAGCCCCTCGTTCAGCTTCAGTTCAGGATGCTCGTGTACCGCGCCGAAGAACTGAATACCCTTGCGATTGCGGAACAGACGGCAGGGCATGTCCACCTTGATGATGCCTACAGGGTCAGTGCTGAAATGATGCTGTCTCACCGCGAAGCCGTTATACATGGAATTACGCAATAGTCGGCTGGTCGGATGCTCCGCGTTGCTTAGGACCTCGTCCGAGTCAATCCACAGAATCCAGTCGCATGAAGCGTACCTCAGGGTAGCGTTGCGCGCTGCCGCGAAGCCGGTCTCCTGTACTGGCTCCAGGTCAATAATGCGGAAAGCCACCAGCAGGTTAGTGCGTTCGAGGATACGTAGGAGTTCCAGGGTGGCGTCGCGGGTGGCGCGGTCAACCCCAACTACCACCTCCTGCACGAAGGGCAGCACGGAGCGCAGGCAGCGCACTATATCCTGCTCCGCATCCTTCACAATCATGCAACACGATACCGTCTGGTCGGGCATGGTCTGCATCACCTTGCGCGTGTAGTTGATCGCGCGGCTCGGTTCGGTCGGCTTGCTGAACGAGACGATGTAACTGCCCAGCGGTGCGTGAAATCTGGACTGGCCGCTCGGTGCCGCGACCACCTTGTAATCGGGATGGTGCCCTAGCATCTCTTGCAGGTCAGCACGCTCAAAATGATGCAGGTGCGCGCGACGATAACCCTGCTCGCGATACCCTTGAGCTTCCCACGGACCATACGGCGTGGTAATAACCATCTTGCTCTGAGCGTTGCGCAGGCAATCAGCGAGTGTGTCTACATACCCCTGCGAGTCACCGACATGCTCTATCACTTCCGCTGCAATGATGAAATCAGATAGCGGGCACGCATCCCTGATTGCAGCGAGTGTCCCATCCACCTTCAAGAAGTCGATGTTGGTCAACCCCTCGTCCGCTGCCCACTTCGCAGCCTTATCAAGATTGCTCTGTGCGATGTCAGCACCTACGAAGACCAGATGCGGGAATTGTTTCGCGAGCATCACGACGTAGTGTCCGTGCGCGCAGCCATAATCTAACACTCGACTTCCAGCGGGCAGTTCACCTACCTTGTTCGCGACGCACTGGTAGCGTGATGTGCCGGTGACATCCTCCGGACCGTAATGTACGCCACGATCTTCTTCGTACTGATAGACTTCCTTGTACTGCTGCTCGTAGGTGCCCTCGCGGTAGAAGCGATAGGCGACGTTGTACTCGGTCAGCAGTTCGGTGACGAATGCCGACACATCAGGGGAGAGCTTCAAACTCTCGAACGCCTTGATGTCCGAATGGCGAAGGAAATGGTGTGCCAGCGAGGAGGGCTGCGCTGATGCGAAGATGCCCTGCACTTCGTCTAGCAGAGATTCTGCTGACGCCCGCCACGAGTAACGTTGCCGGCTACTGGCCACGATAGTGGGTTCCAGGATGCTGGCGATGAACTTGTCAATATCCACCTTGCCATCCTTGAGCGGAATCAGCACGGTGTCCTCGTCACCGGCGCAGGTCTCGGGCAATGCCGCAAGGTCGCTGGCAATGATGACACACCCCGCAGCCATCGCTTCCATAGCCGTGATACAGGAGGCCTCCTCAAACTCGGTAGGGTACACCCATGCATCACAAGCATTCTGCAATGCCGCGAGGTCTTGCTTGGATAGCGCACCATGGTTCATCACGTTCGGCAGCTCCGCGCAACGCGCCCACAGATAGCGATACTCTGCCTCCATCTGCGGCGTGGTGTTCTCATAGCCGCACACATGCAAGTGGACGTTCTTGTTCTTGAGACGCTCCATGATGCCGTCCGGCTTTACGAGGTTGATTAAACCGCGCTCAGGGCGTGAAGAGTAAAACAGATGGTAGGTGGCCGGAAGCGTGACAATGGTGCCTTCCTCCAGCTCGCGCTTAGTAGAAACTACCTTGTCTTGCAGCACCATCGGCTCTATGGCATACGTCGCCATGTCTATGGCATTACGCACCACGGCGATGATGTCAGCGGGCAGTCCGTAGACCTTCACCACCTGCGCCTTGTGATATTCAGAAACGCAGAGCACCTTGTCCACATTCCACATATGGCCGACCGCGAGGTCTTTATTGTGGTATGTAGCGAGGTCGTGCAGCCACCATAGATTGATCTTGCTCGCCCATTTGCGTTCGAAGGCGCGCGGGTGCCGTTGGATGATACAGACGTCGTGCGGGGTGTTCTCCGCGTAGAAGGTGAAGCGGTCGCCGAGCGGGGTGTCGTTGCTGACGTTGCCCATCCACTCGTACTTCACGCCGTCGAAGGTGCCGGTCTCTTGCGCTTCGGTGAACAGCGTGACGCTGTGCCCCAGCTTCGCGAGTTCGCGCGCCATGTAATAGGCAGCACTCTCGCTGCCACCAAGGGACTTGGTTTTTATTGTGTCCCCGTTAAATGAAAGACCACCGCAGTGCATGACGAGATACATTTTACGCTCCTTGACGTTGAGTAAGTTCTTCTTCGATTGCGGTCAGCAAGGTAACCCGCGCCTTGCCAGCTAGTTCTGCTTCGCGCATTTCTTCGAGCTGTGTGTCATCCAGGTCGGACAACTGAGGGACCAGATCGCCGACAGACTGCACTAGGTAATCTGTCCAGTCGGTTCCTGACTGCGGCTCCTCAGCGCCATCTTCTTGTGTCACGTGTTCTGCATCTGCTACCAAGCCGCTACCTTGAAAGGTTAGCTGCGCAGCAGTCGGAGTCGGGTCTTGCGCATTGCCGTCATACGCTTCTTGATTCTGTTTCTTCCGCTGCAATTCTACCTTGCGGTTCGGATCGTCTGCTGCTGGTGTGAGACTCATTTCACTTCTCCTTAAAAAGAGGGGCCTGTACAAGCTCCCCTTGAAATGGCGCATCCTCGGGAGCACGAAGAGGATGCGCCGCCCTGCGGTGGCAGGAAACTTACGTTGAGCTGTTCACCGACTTCAACAGGAAGCCGTAGCTTGCGCCCGTGATCTTCTCGTCCTGGTAGTAGCCCGCCTCGATCAATTCCGCCTTGATCTTGGAATCGTACGGATGCCGCTCGACCTGCATGTTAGGCAGACCGGCAGCAGCCCAGCGGAAGTTGTAGCCAAAGCTCGGCTTCTCGATGGTCGGAGCAGGGGGCGCGTAGTACACCAACACCTGATCGTTCCAGATGGAAGCCAACGACTCGGCAACGCCTTCTTGTCCGGTGTTCTGGTAGGCTCCGCCGATCAGGATGTCATCCACATCAAACAGCGATGCGGCCTGCTTGGTATTTGGATAACCGCCGCCATTGTTCGTGCCGAAAATCAAATTGCGCACGGTGCTGTCACGGCGGAAAGACTTCCATGCGTTGATGCCCATGACGATACGGTTTGGACGCACGCCGTTGGCTCCCTGCACGTTGTCGATGGCAGTATTGATGTTGTTAAGCGGCACACCCGCGCCATTCCACGCGGAGGCCACAGCAGAACTGGAGCCGACGTTGGTGCCAGATGTCACCATGCGAGCCACGCGCCATTCCCAGTCGAGCATGAGCTTGTCCAGGAGGAACGTAGCCTTGCCGTTGACGATATTGGCAAGCTGCATCGGATCGGCGTTGACCTTGTCCTCCAGCACAGCCGCCCCAGCGAGGGCATAGTTGCGTGCGAAGTAGGTCGCCGAGCCGACAGCCTCGGTCACGCGGCGAGCAGGGGTGCCCGGAGCGCGAGTTGTGTCTTCAACGCGCATGCGGTCGCCGCGATCGAAGACGAGGTACAGGTCAGATTGTTTCTGAACCGATACGGTTGGGAAAATCATATCGGCAATGAATCCCTCGGGGCGATAACCCATCGCCATCTGAGAAAGCACTGCGTCAATGTGTAAGTCGCGGCCTATAGCAGAACCCATAATGTGAGCCCTCCTTTCTTAGTACGTTGTAGCGGCGGATGGGAAGTTGGCGACGATCTCGCACAACGCTCCACTGCCTGCCGCTTTGATAGCCTTGCCGACTGCGCCGTCCCCCGAAGCAACAACTACCAGCCAGCCACTTGTCGTGACCTTCAGTCGCACTCCCGCAGTGACGGCACCGCCGACGTAAGCCTTCATGTGTCCCGCATACGCGATGCTCGCGCCCTCGCCAATCTGCGGCTTGTTTTGCAGGATGCCCAGTGCCAGCGCATTCGCCGCAGCTACCGTACCCGCCACTTCGATCGCCTTGTACTGGCAACCAGACAGGTCGGCACCTGCGGCAACGCTGATAGTACCTTTTTCGCTTTCAGTGCTCATTACGCACCTCCTTTCGCGTCATTGAAGTCGGCATACTCGCGCGCCAGCTTCGGGTTACGGGTGAAGAGCAATGCTTGCGCAGCCACGAAGTTTGCTGCTTCCTTCTTGGCCAGGATGGCATTGATTTCGTTCACCACTTGAACGTCCACCGGCAAATCACTACCATCATCGGCTTGCTTCTCCCTGCCCTGCTCACGGCTGAACTGCTTGCCGCCTGCGGTCAGTGCCTTGATGTCGGCAATGTCCAGTGCATCCAGGGCAGTGTCATCCTCGATGCGCAGCAGCTTGGTGTACTGCGTGCGCTGTGCTGGCGTGATCGCGCCGGACTTGACCCCGTCTTCGAAGATGGTCGTGACTTCTGCGCGCTTCGTTGTGATGCGCGCTTTCTCGTCCGCTGCCTTCTTCGCTAATGCGTCCGCCTCGAACTTCAGCACCTTTGCCTTCAGGTCTGCATTCTCAGCAGTCAGTCGGGCAGTGTCGGTGGTGAAGGTCGCGACGGTCGTGGTCAGCTCGGCGATTTTCTTGGTCGCTTGTTCCAGTTCCATGGTATTACCTCCTTGTGATTGCCCTGCGATTGCTGAGAACACTGCATGGCGACCAACGCTGAACTCAGCGCCTCGGCTCATGTAGTGAGTCAGGTCTTTCAGAGTGTTGACCGCAGGTATGTCAGCACCCAGTAGCGCTACCCCTGTAAGGACATAGGGGTAATTCTTTTCCATGTGTTTCACGTCAACATCCATCTCAACGCTGACATTATTATAGAGCTTCTTCTGCACCGCCTTGTAAACCACGTCCGGCAGGTCGGTGAAGTGTGCCATCAGCTTCTCGCCGACGACCCACACCTTGTCTACCCAACCAAGTGCGGGGTGTCCGTCGGTCATGGCTTGCTTGTCGTTATGTCCGAGCTTCAGCGCCACGCGCATCTTGTCGCCGAGCGCGGTGAAGGTCTCCGCGATCTGTTTCAGGTCGTCGGTGGTGAATGTCATGCCATTCCACTTGCCTGTTGCGAATATCTCTGCGTCGAGTTCCATGACTGCCTCCTTATAAATTGATAATCTTCATATCAAAGCTACGTTCATCCGTACGCCCCTGTGCCGTAACGATCCGGTTCGTCACCTTGTGGTTACCGCCCGCCGAGCCACTGCCAATAAAACAGATGGTCGTATGCGACGAGATGGACGACGAGGTGACAGCCAGCGTGTCCGCCGAGAACGTCGAGCTGGAGATGGTATCACCACTGCTCATCCATGGCGACCAGTCGAAGCCGTAGTCCTTGACTGCTGATGGATCTTTAATCATCTCCTGTGCTCCTTCTGTCTTCAGCGCTAACGCGGATGTAGCGATTCTCAGCCGCCGCGCTTTGCTGGCGCGCTTCAGCTGCAACTCTATGTCGCCTAGATGATGGCGGTAGGTTGACTGCGGAGGTGCCAATAAGTCCCCCCAACCACGCACCGATGAATGTCAACACACCAGCTATCTGCTTTGAAACTCGCTTCGGCAGTATGCCACCGAATGTCAGCACGCCAGCAATGCCCTTGCTAATCCCAACTCCAATGTAACCAGAGGCAAAGCTCAGAGATCCTGTCGCAGCCTTGCCTGCTAACTTAACAGCACTGCCGGTGAAGCTGAGTGCCCCAGCTACCGCCTTTGTGAAGAGTCGGATAGCATCTAGTCCTCCGACAAAGGACAGCGCCCCAGTAAGAAGCTTAGATGCCAGTAGCGAAACCCCCCCAGAAAAGGTCAGTGTCCCCGCAGAAAGTTTACCAACGCTACGCGTGTATGCTCCAGCGAAGGTCAGATCACCAGCCACGCTTTTGTAATTAAGCGTTCCCCCTGCTGTAAGGTTTAGTTGGAATAAAAGTAGCATCATCTATCCCTAGTTAGTATCAGGAACAGTCTGCGCCACGTTGATAATAGAGTTCGCAGCAAGCTGTGCCCTGCGCAGTCCTACGCGCTCTGTAATGAGTTTCTGACACAAGGGAAAGAATACCTCATCCCTGATCTGTGCCTGTGTCATACCATCCAGCCGAGTGCGGTTTATAGTTATTGTCTCGCTCCATGTAATAGCCGGAGAAGTGTTGACGAAGTTGCATTCCAGATGCAGGTGAATGTCTGACTCTGTTATGAGTATTATGGTGACGGTTGCCATATTAGCCTGCTCCTAGAAAAGGTAAAGTGTCTGTGTAAGTAGAGGATGGAGGAGGCCCACCACCACCAGAGGTGTCTACGCTGTTTACATAGTTGCCCAGAAGTGTGGCTCCTACTCTCCAGCCGACATAGAATCTATCTCCCATCTTCGGGCAGAAGGTTTGCAATACTACGCCAGCCGCACCTTCCATATACGCTGTATCTCCAGCTGACCAACTTGCTCCATCATCCGTGGACTTGGTGTAATAAACCTTGGTGGTCGTATCCATCACTTCACTGCCATCACGCTTGCCATTGTAGGCTACGTAGATGTCATTGGTAAGCTGGTCAATATAGACAGATGGGAAGTAGTGGTCATCTATATCTGTGGTAATTGCTGTCAGGCCGGTGATTGAACCAGTTCCGTTGATGTCATAGACTTGATGGTCTGATGTGACTGTATCTCTTGCTGATACACTTGCCAGTATTAAGTGCCCATCACTTTGTCTGACAGATGCATCCCATCCGTAGTAACCAGTGGGAAGCGTTGTGTTCGAAGTGAAGGCTTGAATAGTGGCCGACTCAGTTGCCGAACCTGCGCTGCTATCCCACATCTTCAACGTCAGGGCAGATGCACTTACGTCCTCATAAATAGCCCAACAGTCGTTGTTGTCTCCGGTGTTGGAAGCGGGATAGAGTTTGCACTTATCCAGCGTAGCTTCGATGAAGGTCGTAGAGAGATTTGCACTCCAGCTTGTACCTGAGTCTGTCGAGCGGAATAGTCCTTTCTCAACTCCGGCATCACCATCGTAGGCAACGTAGATGTAGCCTGAGCGGGTCTTGGTGACGGAACAGAATGGATTGGCACCACTAGCGGCAGTAAACGTTGCTCCGGCAAAGACAACACGCTCTGTACCTAATCCATCCCCGCTGGTATCAAGTGTTCTCCAGAATAGATCATCTGTTGTTGAGCCAAAATAGCAAGTATGAATCAGTGTTCCACTATCTCCGGGAGTCCACTTGTCAAACCAAATGCCATACGCGAGAATAGCTCCTGTGGTGGAAATAGTTACTCCAGCTCCCCAACTCTGTCCACTATCCGAAGTCTTGCTATATTTGAATAAGCCGTCAGAATCAGAATAGAAGCAATAGCCAACAGTCGGGCTGACAAAGACCAGCGAGACATAAGGGCTATTTCCTACTGCTGAGTCTATGCTTACATCAGCCATGATTAGCCTGTCTTCTTGACTGCAATAGCGGTTACATAGACTGAGGACACGCCGGCAGAGAGTGTGGCTGTCCAGTTAGCGTTAGCTGCGGAAGCAGTCATCGGTATTGGCAGCATGAAGCCGGCATTCTGTCCTGCTGGTGCGTAGATGACTGCCCGTGTCGTGCCCGCTGTAGCGTCCTTGATAGTAACGGTAACGGCTGTCGCAGAAGAATTTGCAATGAAGATACCAAGCACGTCATGGAAGATCGACGCTGCGGCTGCTATCAGCGTGGTCTCACTGGTAGTTGTTAGTGTGATGGTATTGTGAACAGTCAAGGCTCTTGGGGCGAAAGGCTGAGTAATCTGCCTGCCTTCTGTGTCATAGAACGCATCCACGCGGTCAAGGGCTGCTACTACTGTTGGGTTGGCAGTGCGAGCAATGCCACCTACTTTCATCGGATTACCAGAGTCAGCAGCATCATGCGCCACATTACCAGTAGAGGCTGATTGTGTGGCGAAAGTTCCTGCATTGCTGACAGGTTGTGTCGCTTGCCAGAATGTTCCATCAACTGTGATAGAAGAGCCGTTGTCGTCTATCGAAAGCACGCCCGTCGAATCACTGGCAATAGTCACTCGCAGAGCGGTTGCTTCCGTGCCACCACCAGTAGTAGACAATGGTGCAGGGACAGTCAATACGTCCACGTCACCTATGTTGGCACTACCAGCTACAAGCGAGGGAAGGGACACAATATCTACGTTACCGATATTATTATCACCTGCCGCAATGCTGAGAATATCTACATCTCCGATGTTTGCAGAGCCTGCGCCAAGGACTACAGCCTCTCCATCCAGCGTAACTGCTTGATCACCACTAAGCGTAACCCGAGCCATTACCGCAGCACCTTCGCTGTAAGTAGGAGCGGCTGCCTTGGCTACATGACCGAGAGATTCAAGAGCATCTGCTGATGGTGCGTTAGCATTATGAGTCTTATCACCAGCGATAATGTTATCGTTTGAGGAGATACCAATAGTATGAGGCGCACCTACCACACGGCTAATCATCTGATGCCGGAAGACAGTCTGGATAGTCCCACCATTCACATAGCGAGTGCGATGATACCGAGCTTGTACCAGATGTGCTTCTTCGAACGGAGTTCCACCGAAAACTGTATCAGCGTCCAGCACATCCCAGTTGGTATTGTCGATTGACTCTTCATAATAGTGCGTGCCATCAACGTCAGCGATTATATAGTGGGTGACGAATGCACCAGTCATCAAACTATCGTGTGAGGCTGAGGTGTAGGTAGCACCCGCAGCAAGTGGCGTAGCTGTGGTAATGACATGCGTTGCAGCATCTCGCAGGAAGGCTACTGGAAGTGGAGTAGCTGCGGTGGCCTCATTAGCTACGCCTTCTGCGCCATGCTGCATCTTGACAAGTTGATATGCCTTACCACCGAATTCATCGGTAGCAACCCCCTCTCCACCGGTACCAGGATTTAGGGTAACTGAGCCGTAAGTCATGACTATCCCCCGTCAGAAATTGTCAGTGTATAAGTGAACTGAATTGAGTCGCCGTTTGCCACGTTGATCGCTGCGAACACGGTGCGATCTAGCAAGGTACCAGTAGCAGCTGCATTGAATATCCCATGCTCGACGACAGCAGCACTACCGTCAAAGGTAAGGGTGCCGACAGATGAATAGGTCTTGGCAACCGAGTTGACCTGTGTACCAACCGCCCGCGTGCTGTCTGGATTTAGTACCGTAGTGCAGGGAGCTATCAGTGCGGTATCTCCAATCGCTTCCGCCGTACTATTCGTGCCGCATTCGTGGTACTTAAACGTAGATACATCAGCGCCCCCTGCCGCATTTGCCAAGTCATCGCGCAGGTAATTGACGAAGGCTGTGGTAACCACTCGCCGTCCCAAGCAACCTAGATCGACGCGATTACCGTTTCCACGCAGAATCACTGCATCCACGCGCCCCTCGAATACCACGCGGTCATAGCCGAACAGGCGCGCAACGATACCATCAATCGCGACGTAAGCACCGAGGTAGAAGGCTCTCCAATGCGCTCTCCAGTTGCGTACTTGATAAATCATCTTGTCAATGTTCATGAGCATCTCCTTAGTGGTTACAGCACTTGCTGAATCCGAACCCCTTTTGCGGCAGCACGGTCGGGTCGTCGCTCCGCTCCCACGTATCCTGAACCGTGACCGGGACCAGGATGCTGCGACAGTTGAAATGGTTAGGCGGCCGAAAAGTAGACCACACCTCATCATCTATGCCGAATGTCTGGCTGTCGAGCTGTGAGCATATTTCAGTGGTGCGGTCATCCAGTATGGCGCTGTACTCAAGCGCCTCGACGAAACCCTGTAGTGCCGGCTCAGTGAAGAATTGATAGCGTGCTTCGTTGATCGCCTCGAAGCTGGTAGTGCGTATCGCAGTTTCGATGCGCGCCTTCGTGCTGCGCACCGTGGTCGTGCCGAGGGCAGCCTGCACAGCCTCTTCGGTCAACATGCCGTCGGCCTCCAGCGCCTTGTAGATCGCCTGCTTGGTCTCAGCCTGCGTCTTGCTGACCTTGACGCCCTCCATCAGGATGTTGCGGATGGTCTTCTGCGTGGCGGCGCTGATGTCGCCCGCGAGCGAGTAGCCCTTTTGCTTCAGATACGCGGCGGCTACGTCCTGGAGCGCGAGGTCGTTGACTGCGAAATCTGCACCCTTTGCCTTCTGCACCTCGCGCCGCGCGTGCGACTCGCCGATTGCCCACGCCTCCTTCAGCCCTTTGGTCGCCGCGCCCTTGAGCGCCGACATCTCACTGGCGGTGTACTGTATCTTCTGGATGTCGTTCGGGTTGCCCTCGGCGGTGCCCAGCCTCAGCTCCTCCGCCAGCGCCACGAGGCGCGCGACCGCCGCGCTGTTGATCGCCGCGACCTCGTACGCCGCGTCCTCCGCGCTGTTGTCGGCCTTGTTCGCGATGACCGCGAAGTCCACTCGCTTCATGGCGCGGGAGAATGCACTGATACTGATGCCCAGCTTACCAATGATAGTTTCTTCAAGCAGCGGCTTACCATCAGTACCCGCCTTCGGCTTTTTGTCCCCATTCGGTAAGAGCTCTTCGTCTTCATCATCGTCTTTCTTCGGAACTGCACCAGGGAGCATCGGTTGTATAACTGGCTCGGTGATCGGTTCGCCCTTCTCCGGAAACTCCAGCAGTTCGCGCAGGTGCTTCTCGTCGGTGTCCGTGGCCTCTACCGCCTTGCCCGTGACCAATGAGGTCCAGGTCTTGATGATCTCCATCATGCGCTTCTCGCTGATCGGCTTGAACTTGAACTGCGGATACAGGCCATCGCCCCAGTTCAGGTCGCCCAGCTCGCGGAACACTTGCTCATTGAGCGCGTCCTCAAGGCGGCGCACGTCGGCATCCAGCGTCCAGAAGAACGCCTCAAGCTGCGTCTGCGATTGTGCGTAGGCTCCGGTGCTGCCCTGCTCGGTGATGCCCAGCAGGTTCGGCACCAGCAGCGACTTGGCAATACTCTTGTCCTCCTGCGCGATCTTGCGCTCGAACATGTCGGTCGTCGCGGGGTGCTCGATGTGCAGGTCTACATTCGCGGGCAGTATAATAGCGGAAGTCGCTTGCAGGTTGGTCATTACAGCTTGCAAGGTAGTCAGCTCCTGCGACCCCGCGACCAGCGTCTTCCCTTCCTTGGGTTGCGCCCAGACAAAGCCCGCAGCGAACCGCTCCAGATGGATGTTCTGAAACTTGATTGCCATATCCTTGGAGAACCACGCGCGGTAGCACTCGCGCAGCTCGGAGCGCCCGTAGTGCTTATCTACGTCGGGGTTCTGCACAAAGTGAACGAACTTCTTCGGGTCGACGTCCTGTTCCCGCATGTTCAGCTTCTGCGCGACCTTCTCTATCTGGCCATACTCGTTGACATGGAAGAAGAACGTATCGCACGGCTTAACCTCCAGACGCTGGATGCCGATCCATGCCTTGCCCTGATAACCTATCGGCGCATGAATCTTCTCGGTCATGCTGAAGCCGTTGTACATGGCCGACAAGATGCCGTTGAGGGCGTCGGACGTGGAGCCTTGTATCTGCTTCATGATGTGCTCGCACAGCGCGATGCGGAACTCTTTTTCCTCGTCACCCAGTTCTTCGTGTATGCAATCGAACATGAACTGCCTGGATGTGATCGCGTCGCGGCGGAAGCGCACCACCGCCTTGACCTGCTCGTCAGTCATCATCTTCTGGTAGATGCCGTAGCCCTTGCGCCCGATCAGCGAGTCTGGATTGTACTTGGGGAAGTCCGCTCCGGTGTACAGCGACGACTCTGACCATGCGACCTCCGCCTGCTTCGGAACGACCGGCTCTACCTTCTTGGCAAACAGCTTCCACATTACCAGTTCTCCTTTGCTGCTTCCGATTGTGCGGTCACCAGGATGTTGCCGAGCTGTCCTGGAATGGTGGGCGTCTGCGTGGCGAACAGTAGCGCGACGCTGTCCGCACGGTCAGGGGATGTTATGCCGCGCGCCATCATGGCCTTCTTCGTTTCCAGGTCTTCTACGCGCTCGGTTCCGGGCAATGTGTGCACGCTGCACATTTGCGCGGTAAAGTCGTCCCAGTCCCCGCCCACGCCGTCAGCCTCCTCCAGGAAGTCCTCGTCGTAGCTGATCCGTTTGTCGCGGTGTGCGTCGCGCATGACAATGTAGCTCTGCGTGCGGCGATTGCGCCACTGCTTGGGATCGTCGCTAGACTCGCCGCCCTTGTACGTGATGACCGGCAGCCCCTTCTCCATCAGGTAGCCGGCAGTCCCCGCGCCCACGCCCAGCGAGTCCACCACGATGTCATCACCGTTCGCTGCGGAGCCGCCGTACCGCTTGTACATATTATGCGCCGCCTGCGCCGCAAGTATCGGGGACTCGCTGGCAGGGAATGAGTGTAGGGTCTGCTTCTTCACTATGATGTTGTCGTGCCCGTAGATGATACCCGCCGTGACCACGGTGAAGTTCGCCCCGCCGTCAGCTACGTCCACCGTCACGCGCAGACGCGGCAGCATCCCAGCACCTACATCCTCGCGCCCGAGTGCTTCGGTCAGCCACGCATAGGGAATGAGCTGTGCTTCATCGCTGTCCGCAAACTCCCCGTAGCAACGTACCTTGACCACGGGCGAGTTACGCCCGTACTTATCGACCATGCGCTGCACCCATTCTTTACTAACGCGGGTCGTCTTCTCAAGATCCACGTGCACTTGGTAGTAGTGCTTCGCAACTTTCGGTATGCAATGGCTGGCGTGGAAGGTTCCCTGATTCTTGGTCGGGTTGCCGATGAGCACGAGGATGACGATGGTGCCGGTGGAGATCGCGCCCTCGATGACGGGGTAAAGCGCTTCTGATACGCCGGATGCCTCGTCTACCAGGAACAGCATGTAGTCGTCATGGTAGCCTGCGAGGTTCTCCGGCTGGCTGGCGGTCTCTACCAGCGCGCACCAGTCTTCGTCGCCGTGCCAGGTGATCTTCGTACTGTCTACCTTGATAGGAGATGCGTACAGCTTACCGGCACGGGCATTGATCTTCCGGAACGCAGGCCATAGTCGCGTAGTAAGCTGCTTCTCTTTTGGGGCGGTGCATACGATGCGTCCGCGGAATGCACAACAGAACCAGTGCATGACCGCCGCCATGTTGAACGTCTTCCCAGGACCGTGCATGGCGCGCACGGTGAACATGGACTTGCCTTCGTGGTTGTACTTCGTGGGGAGATTGTTCTTGTGGCGGTAGACGTCGGCGATTGCCTCGAAGAGTTCCTTGCTCCAAATGTCCAGGTCCCAACCCTTGCCCTTGATGTGCAGTACATCTTCCATGAACCAGATGGGATCAGTGCGCACCCGCTCTAGCAGGTTGACCTCATCGAGCATGGCAGCAACCTCACTCATTGACGGCGGCCTTCTTGAGCAGAACTTTCAGGGCCTGAGTCTCTTCGGGACTCAGGTTGCGCAGGTTGGCAGGATCGAAGAAGTTTAGCGGGGCGCCATCCTCACCGGATAGTTCCACCTGTTGCTTGGCCTTGCCGTCGAGGCGGTTGGCCAGTTCCTTGATCGCCCACTCTTCGCCGCGTGCGGCTTGGTTGACCAGTTGCTGGCCAGCCAGGAACAGACGACGCTTCTTCTCCGGCAAGTTGTACTCGTCGTCGGTGATGATCTTGTGCAGGGTCTTCAGGAACAGCTTTGTCTTCGTGCCGTTCGTATTACCCAGTGGTGCGCCCGCCTTCCCGTTCGCCATATTTAACCCAATACAGTACAAAGATGATTACCTGGGCGGTATTATAGGGGCAAATCATTTTGAAAATCAAATCGTTTTTAATACTCAAAAAGGCAATGAGCCATGGAAATAACCTGGTATCACGGATCTAGTGAGTTTAATGCGATAATGCGCTGCAATGTGCATAAGCAAACGATAATATATCACGGATCTAGTAGGTTTAATGCGTTAATGCGATAACTGCTCGTAAAAAAAAAATAAAAAAAATAATTCTCAAAAGTGCTTATATATGCCCTTAGCGCATTGGCGCAGCCATCTGCAATGCGCTAGATCGCGCGCTAATAGTGATCCCCGCAAAAAAAAATAAATTATCTTTATAAAGGTATTTTAATTTTTGCTATAATCACATTTTGAAAAGGAGCAAACCATGGGCAGGGGAAGATATAGTTTGGAGTACATCAATTTACTCGAAACCACGATGGGAAACATCCCAACTCGCAGCAAAAGAAAATGGAAAGCATTCGCTAAAGTGTTAGCGGATCCATCATTCGATGCTACGAGAATGCACGGAAACACTAAAGAAAATAAAATAGATAAGAGGCTCAGTTTCGCGCTCGACTCATACACCTTGAGCTTATGGGAGGAGGTCCGTGACTTGCCCGCCTTCACTGGGTGCGCGCAGCGCGAGGTGCTCCTTTCTGTGCTATTGGATTACAGAAACAGCTTGCTACTCAACCAAACTACCCCACCAGCGCCCTGACCAAGCCGCTATAATCGGGTGCTTTCCTGCCAACATGGAACCAGCATAAGTGCTCCACCAGTGCCCCGCGCGACAGCTCATTCAGCTCCGCTGCCAGTCCAGCGGTCATGCGCAGCAGATACAGATCGGTGCCTACTCCAACCAAGACAAACACCCTGCCCTCGTGCCGACAACGGCGACTGATCCACACCACCTGCTCCTGGCGCAGACCATTCCGTCCCAGCAGTCGGGTGCCCTCGCGAACCGGATAATGAGCCAGGTACTTCAGCTCGATCTTGCCCTCCACACCATGCACACAGAAGTCTATATCAGGGGTGCCGACGCCGACGCCGTTCTCGACCCGCTCAAAGTGACCAAAGTGATTCAGCTTGGCGCGGATCCTGCTCCATAATTGTTTCTCGCTCATCATACCCTCTCACACTTTTTTCTCTTTCCCTTTTTCCAGCATCTCGGCGCAGGGTTCAAAATCGTATTCGGTAACGGGTGACTCATCGGCGTGAGTTTGTCCATCATCACATCAGCCGTTCGAATACATCTCTCATTGACCAGTGTCATCTTCTCCAGTAGATCAATATCCTTCTGCCAAGCTCTTGCACCGGCTGCCATGATGAGGATGAGGAGGCAGATCGTGCCGAGTGCTACCCATTTTTCAGCGGAGGTCATATACGCCTGCCTCGCGTTCCGTTTCTCTCGTTGCTCGCCATCTTTGTAGCTATCGCGTCCGCAATGTCGATGCCCTGCCAGTGGGCAAGATCAAGTGTACGCAAGATTATATCCGCAAGCTCCAGTGGAAAATCCTCAGAGGGCGTTTCACCACGGCACTCATTTACAGCTTCACCAACTTCAGAGGCAATCAGCGCCAGTGCCTCAAGCACGGTTTTATTGTGCCAGCCCATACGCTCTACCCAATCGTATTGCTTTACCGCAATTTTATTGATCTGCATTCTATTTCTCCTTGTTAAACGCATCCTGAACGGCTTTGGCTTCTTCATTTGTTTCGAAGCGTAGTAATATCCAATTATCTCCGGCGTCAATGTGCGTATTACTCGGCCTTGCACATTCCACCCCATTAATAGTGATGGACTTCTTTATTGCCCGCCATACTGGTTTGCCTTGGTAGAGGCCAATCGCGAATTCGTAGTCTTCTGGATAAAAATCAAAGCATGGACTATCACCAAGAAGATGTCCTTGAAGTTTCCAACAATCCCCTGGTTTAATATCCGTCCCCTCGCAGAACTTGAGCACAGCCAACCAGTGTTCGACTAGCTCGATTCGGGTAGTACATTGTGGTTGGTTCACGGTGCCTCCTCTCTAAGTTTCTGTGCCATGCGGCGAATTGTTTTTCCTGCTAAAGGATTCATTGTTATCGAGTCCATTTTGGTAGCAGCTTCTTCCAGTATCCTCACCTGCGCATCTTTTACCCACTTATCCAACGCAGTTGAATCTTGTGGAATAGCGAGTGCTGCTAATACCTTCTTTTGTGGCTCACTCATTCCCTCTTCACCATAGGAAAGCCATCCATCTTCTGCCATAGCCTGTAGTGCTTTTATCCGCTCATTCTCCCGTGCTTGAGCTTCTGCAAGCCTGTCATTCGCATCATTGGCTTTATCGTTCCAGAATCAAGCAGCAGCTTCAAGCCCCTCAATTTGTCTTTCAAAGTCTGCAAGTTGTTTGTAAGCCTAGATTCCATTTGTGTGTCATCAATCATTTGCATTCTCCCCAGTTAGGTCCACTTTCCATGTCTGCGATGATTGGCACCTTGAGCTTCATCACAGTCTCCATTATATGCCTGCATTCGAGCATTGCTTCCCTCCCAGCGTTTGTTTTTGGTGTTGAGTGATCTAATTCATCATGCACGGTGAGCAGGGCTGGCCCGACCACGCCCGGCACGCCGCTTGCATCTATCGCTACCATGGCTTCTTTCATCAGATCAGCGGCGGAGCCTTGCAGCAGCCGATTGAGTGCCTTGTGGGTCATGGCGCGCTTGAGGGCAGGTCCCCACGCTGCCAGTGCCTGGTCATGCGGCAGCAGGCTCTTCTCCGCTGACCACTTAGCCTTCTCATACATATCGAAGCGCGCGCGGCGGCCGCTTATGGTGCGAATGAAGCCCTTCTCCGCTGCCCTCGCTGCCGCGCGATCGTAGGTCTTCTTTACAAATTCCATGCGGGCATGGTAAGGAACAAATACCTTCTCGGTCGCCTCGTCTAGCGACATGCCGATGTTATCTGCCAAAGTCTGCGGACCCATACCATACACCAGCCCGAAGTTTACGTTTTTGGCGGGCTTGCGCATCTCCGGTCCCCAGCCGAGCAGCTGTAGTGTCATCATATGGAAGTCGGTATCTGGGTCGTCCCGATACATGCCCCTGACCACTTCGGCATTGGCACCAATACCAAAGTGCGCAAGGAAGCGATACTCAATCTGCGACCAATCATGGCGCACCCATTCCTCCCCCTCATCGGGCAGGAAGATGGAGCGGATTTTCGGTCCCCACTCCGGGTCACGGCTAGGAATATTTTGCAGGTTTGGGTTGGAGCTGCTGAAGCGCCCGCTCACCGTGCCACTATCATCGCCCTTCATCTGATTGAACATGCAATGGATACGGCCATTGATATGGTTGTTCAGAATATAACTGCGGATAAAGGTGTCGCGCAGCTTGGTCAGCTTGCGCACCTGCATCACCAGCTGAGCTGCCGGATGGGGATGATGCTCCAACCACTCCTTGATGAACGAGGGATTTCCCTTGGCCGTGGTCGGGTACTGTACCCCTAACGCGTCAAACAGCGATTTAAGCGATTCTGCCGCGTTTACCTTCACCTCCCTATTGGCAGCGGAATCCAAGCGATTCTGGGCGGTGTTTATCGCGGCCGATAGCTCGCTATCGAGCTGTTTTGCCCGCTCCAGGTCGACCCTGACCCCCCTTTGGCGCATTTTCACCATAATAGGCAGGATTTTGCTCTCGGTTTCCCATACCCGCAGCAGTCCCTCGGCTTCCAATAAGGGGAGCTGATGCGCCAGGATGCGCAGGGGCAGGTCGGCATCACCCTCGGCGTAGGGTCCTACCAACCGCGGCGGACAGCGCCATATCTCGCCACGATAGCCCTCCCCCTTGGTGCCATAAGCTCGCTCCACCCACTTGCGCAGCTCGGAGCCCTTCTTGCCCTCGCCGAGCCGGCGTTGCGCGATGCTACCCAGCGAGTAGCTGAACTGATTCTCATCGAGTAGCGGCTCGGCGACCTGCACATCATGGAAGGGTCCCGCCACCTGCACTCCTTCAGCAATCAGGAAGTCCAGATCGTAGCCAAGATTCGCTCCGACCTTGGGCTGGTTGGGACGGCTCAGGTTGGCCGATGCCCAGCGCATCACAGTTGCTGGGTCAAGGTTGTACTGCGGCTCGACTTCGTGACGCATGGGATAGTAGGCGCGGAAGCCATCATCGGTGCCAATAGCGAGACCGACGATGCGCGCACCACGACGCACTCCCGGTCCCTTCTCTAGCAGATCGACATCCTTGGTCTCGCAGTCGATGGCGATCTGCCGCGCACCGCTCAGGTCGGGGAACTCGGTCGGGGTGACCCAGCCAGTGTCCGGGATCGGCGGCAGCGGGCGATTGCCCACTACCCGCGTTTTCTTTTCCTTGGTGGTGGCGTCCAGCTCTTGCCAGAAGAGACCTACGGCGTCGTCACGCATCGCTGCTCCTGGCACTTTGGGCATAGCGCCCGACCTGGCCCGACAAATAAGCTGCCGCATCGCTGGCACTTATTCTGCTGATCGCGAAACAACCATGGCGGGTTGGGTGCGCGATTGTCGTAGCCATACTCTCGGCCGTTACTCATAATTCAATCCTCAGCGATCCAAACAACAGGTCTATTATTATGGTTCTGCCGCCAACTGATAGCCCGAGCTTGTATCTCCACCCGCCGCCGAAGCGCGCGCCCATTGGATTGAAGAGTGCGGAAGCAGGGGAGCTACCCCTCCTATGCGGGAACCAGCCATACCCCTGCCACGGCCATCTGCTCGCTGTGATCTTCATATCTTCACCCCCACGAATACGCCCAGCAGGCCCCCCTCTCCGCTGAAATACGAGGGAGCATCTTCGTGTAGGGCGAACTTCTTGGCGGCATCAAGAACCAGCAGGAGCATGTTGCCGTTGAACTTGCCCTGCGGCAGTTTGATCCCGGCCACCTCTGCCGATTGATCGCCCTCGGCAGTGCTGATCCCCTGCTCATTGAGCTGCACCATCGGGAACTTCTCATCAGGGCAAAAAGGCAGAATGCGCTTGATGGCATCCTTCAGGCCCTTGGGCACCGCCACGAGGGTCTTGGGCTTGATCCCAGCGAACAGTTTACCGACCGATTCCGTCGGCCAGTCGTTCTGCAACAACGAGCACTTGAGCCACAGACCGCTGGCGTAGTGGAAAGTGATGCTGCCGGCGTCTTCGCGAATCCCGAAACCGGTGGGTTCCTCGCCGATGCGCAGCAGCTCCTCCACCGCGGTGATGGGCAGGTTAATATTGAAACCGGTGTCGCCCAGCAGGTCGCAGGGCATTTTGACCATGATGACGTTGTTGGTGGCGAGGGCGTCGCCCCTATCGGTCAGCAGCAGGCCAGTGCTCCAGGGCTTGCTGGCATCGCTCGAAATATAGGGGCGCAACACGCGCAGCACGGGCAACAGCGGGGTCTCTGGGGCGAAGGCATCTCCCTCCGGTTCAGTGCGCGGGAACGCATCATTAGCCAAGATCGGCAAGCGCACCTTCAGCGATCCCTCGGCGAGGGTCACCCGCGTCTCGCTGATAGTGATGACCGGCTCCGCATCCATGCCGTCGATGGCCTTGATGAACTTATCGGCAGGGACAGTGAGCGAATAGTCCTTGAGCTGCTCGCAGGGTGCGTCGATACTGATGCGCCCGTTGGTGCTTTGGATGCGCCCCTGATAGATGAAGAAGTGACTCATCGCCGGGATGATACCCTTGTCCGAAGTGGCACCCCTGACGAGCTTCAGTGTGGCAAGCATCACGCGCCCCGCCGTGCGATGAACTTCTGGAACATCTTCTTGCCGTCCTTCATGACCTCCCGCACGCTCTGGAATAGCACGCGCGCGGATGCCTTCGCTTCTGTCTGACTGTGATACCGCATGGATAGCTTGCGGCGTTGAAAGCTGTTACGACGCTGGTGCATGGTAGGCATGGTGTTCTCCTTGTGGTTAAAAGTAAGATTAGAGTGGGAAAAGTGTGTTAACAGTCGATGCCCGATAAGCAACGCCGTCAGCCCAGCGTTGATTCATAACTGCACAAAACGCGACGCGCATATTGGCAGTGGTGGCAAGGCCTTCGAGATCGAAGCCCAGCTCCTCTATCGCGGCAACGACCACCTCTTTTTGTTGCGGAGCGAGGTTGTCGAAATGCTGATCGCGATTCTTCATTTGTGGGCTACGATCCGAGATGGCAATGGTGCGAAGCTTCCCTGCGATGAGGATATCGATTGACCCCATTGCCGCTGAATAGAGCCAAGACGCCGAATCCACCGACCACCATGGCACTTGGCTGGTCATACCCGCTCCTGTTGCTGCGAGGCCATGCGATCTCCCCGTTTCACCCATCAGCTGATGGGCCTGCTTGCTCCAGGAAACCCGCAAAGGTTCTCCAAGGTCATTTCGCGGTGAAACACCAATGTAGCTCGATTGCTGAAGCACTTCATGTAGCCGCTGCTCTGATTCTCCTTGATGAAATACTGGCAGGATGCAGTCGCCATAACGCTTGTTGAGGCTTGAGAAGTTGATGTCCGATTGGCGCACCGCGGCATCAATTTCAGCAGTGGTTGGATCAATGCCGCGCCTGCCCGGTATCACGTCAAGGTTAATCAACCATACTTTGACCTTTGGGTTGGTCATGGTTTCAAGAGCTCTATCATAACTCTCCATCACCTGATCAAGCGATACTACATCACCCCTGCTCCATGCGGTGAAGGCGCCTGAATCAAGCATCCATTCCTCGATGATGCTCTCGGGATCGGAGAGCACCTTTCCCCATATCATGGCTTCGCGGATGTAGTCACCATGACATGAATTCAACCGCCGCCGCAAGACACGATTCAATGAATGCTTCTGCTCAGTAGTCATCGACGGTGTACCGGAAAAGAATAGCCGCAACATGGCTATGCTCTGAAGTATTCTGCAGTGGGCCAGAAGGGGATGCCCCCGCGCGGCGTAAAGCGGCCTTCGACCTTGAGCCACATGGGCTTGAGCAATTCGACCAGGTCGCAGGTGATTCGGTTCACACACGCCTCATGAAACTCACCGTGCATACGGAATGAACCGAGATACAGTTTCAGCGATTTAGATTCCACGCAAGCGTCAGCGGGGGTGTAATCAATGACGATGGTTGCGAAGTCAGGCTGGCCGGTTTTGGGGCACAGAGAAGTGAATTCCGGCGCCTCAATATGGATACGAGTTGCCAGATGCTGCGCAAACGGCGAAGGAAATGTTTCGAGAAGAGCTTTGTCCGGTGCGCTATAAGCATAATCGGTTTTTTCGCTGCCCAGGTGGGTCAGGTGAGAGTTTGGCATTTGTTGAATCTCCATATGTTAATGACACGTCCTGTTTTAGATTCTTGCGTTCCGGAGAGAACGAAGCCCCGTTTTGCATACCACTTGTTTGATTTCAGGTCGGCGGGGCATTTCGCAACGATGAACGTGCACTGAATTTTAAGTAGCATTGCCAACATCTTTTTCCCGACACCGGGCTGTGCACTCAGCAGCACATGAATTGTGAGTTGCCCATCGCGTCTATGATGGTAGTGGCAGAAGCCGTTATCGATCATGATAACCGATTTCGATTTAACCGCTTTGTACAAGCGTTCAAAATCTATCCCTTGCTCTTCGCCATGGTTAATCATTTCATTATCGCGAGAAACTCGGCGCGTGCTGACGGCTCATCGAGCAGTGCCCCGCGCATCGCTGAGGTGATGGTGGTCGACCCCTGCCGCTGGATGCCCCTGCTCTCCATGCACATATGCCGGCACTCGATGACCACCCCGACCCCGAGCGGGTCGAGGTACTCGGTCAGGGTATCAGCGATCTGGTTGGTCAACCGCTCCTGCACCTGCAATCGCTTGGCGAAGATGTCCACCAACCTGCTGATCTTGCTCAACCCGACGATCTTGCCATTCGGGATATAGCCGACGTGCGCGACCCCGAAGAAGGGGGCAAGGTGATGTTCGCAATGGGAGTACACCGGAATGTCTTTCACCAGCACTAATTGATCACATCGCTCGGCACCATCCTCGAAGACCTTGAGCACGTCCTTTGGATCTTGCCCATAGCCGATGGTCCAATCGCTCCAGGCTCGCAGGAACCGACCGGGAGTCTCGGCCAATCCGCCGCGCCCCGGATCCTCGCCAATGAATTGCAGTAGTCGGATCGGGATGTCGCTGGCACTGCTCTGCGAGTTACCCTCCCACGGGAAGACTAGCCAACCGGGATCTGGGGCACCTACTTCATCATTGAATACCTGCTTCTGCTTGTCAAACAGCGCGAAGAATGGGATGCCTTCGAACTGCTCAGCATAAGCGTCCCGCGTTCGACCGCTGTCCACCAAATCGTCGATAAAGCAGTCCGCCTCATCAGCGGTGTCTACCAGGTAGAGCGACGGGCAGTGCTTACGCACTGCGTAAGCCGCCGCCACCCCACCACGCGGCACGGGGAATGCCGCTACCATTCGACGCGCCACTGCCTTGATGCCGAAGTGCTCGGTGATAGCGCGGGCGGTAGCAATGGCCGCGGTCTCGATTGCTTGATGTGAAAGTTTAATCACGATATAAACCCCTTCTCCTTGGCCAGCCATGCTGGCATGATGATCTCGTTGGTATTGTATTTCTCCAGTTGCGACTTGGGTAGGAAGATGTCCTCACCATCCACGGTCTCGATCAGGATCGACTTGTCCAGGATGCGCTTCAAGGTATAGTTCTCCCCGTCAAGGGTATATTGCTCCGGCGATCCTTTGTTCATAGCGTTCTCCCGGTAAGATAGGATGCGCTGCACTTGCGGGTCTCCTCGATCCGCACTGCGGTCAAATGGCAATTGAACCCTGCCAGCAAGTCAGGACCGACCACTTCAGCAAGATGCTGTGCCATGTTTTCGGCGGTCGGATTGAAGGGGGTAATCACCACCCCGCGCTCGTCAAGGGTCTTGAGGATGGTCGACCACGGGTCCATCTCCCATACCAGGAATTTATGGTCCCAGTTATCCTCCAGCCACATGCACAACTGAAATTTGATGACCGAGAAGTCGAGCACCCGCCCGATTGCATCCAGCCCGACATCCGGGGCGACGCTGAAATGGATGCGGTAGTTATGGCCATGTAGGTGAGCGCATTTACTCTCGTGCTGGTAGACCCGATGACCGCAGGATATATCGTGATAACGTTCAGCGATGAGGTGGTTCATTTTGCCACCCAGTTGCCGTTGACATAGCGACCGACCTGCCCGGCACTCTCAAACTGCGCAGTCTCACGACGCGCCTCGCCGGACAGGGTAGCGACCTTACCATTGAATGGTCCCCCACGCAAGGGCATCGAGCGACCAGTAGCGCGGCGAGGGGTCTTGGTTGTTCTTGGTTTTCCTTTCATCTCTTTCTCCTTAGGGTAAGCCCAGCAGTTTATGAATCTGGATGCTGACGCGATAGCCATATCGCTGAGCTATTTTAACGGCGTAGGCATGATTCGCCAGTGTCTTTTCATCATCTGGGGCGCGCCGCTCCCTGCCCAGCAATAGATCAAACCAGCCCGCATCCTTATACTCCTCCATCGGCTGCACGAAGATGCTGACCCACTTTGCGCCGCCAGGATGATAGAGCTGCTCCCGCTTGCCGCCCTTGTACTGGGTATTACTGCACGGGGTGCCCTCGTCAAAACAACCGTCCCCGACCTGCACCACGTACTTGTAGGTATCACAGTAGAGCGCAACCAATAGATTGATGTCAGGGGTCTTCGGAGAACAGATAAGGCGGAAGTCGCCGGTGCGATAGAACGTCGCAAGGCTCTCAGCCAGTTCTGGCGGCATGATGGTGCCGGCAGTCTCGACCTCGACCCGAATACTGTTCTCCAGCAATCCCTTGACCAGTTGCGTGATGTTCTGCCGCAACGGCTCTCCGCCGGTAATCACCACCAGCGGTACAGTAGGGGCTCCCATGTAGATTGCTGCCTCTGCCACTCTGCACAGGATGTCTGTCACCAGCAGGGTTTCCGCATCGGATTCGAAGTCAGTGTCGCAGAAGTGGCAGCGCAGATTGCACCCTGCCAAGCGAACGAATACCGCTGGGCAACCGGCACTGGATCCTTCTCCCTGTATCGAGCCGAATATCTCCTTGACCGATAGCGACGCTCCATTCAGGCTGCCGAGGTTCTTGGCCACCATGTTTTTACCGAACACAGTGACCTCCCACGATCGGCACTGGACCGGAGCGGACAATCAGCGGGTCGGCGATCCCTGCCTCGTCAAAGCCCTTCTGTCTCAACAGGCAAGCGTGACAATGACCGCATGGTGGATACTCCCCCTTATAGCAAGTGTGAGTGTATGCCAATGCGTCCAGACACTCTACTCCCAGCTCGCAGGCCAATTCGACCGTTTCCTTCTTGATCAGGTAGAGCAGTGGTGCCACCAGATTAACTTCCGCCACCCCGCGCAATGATTCCTGGAAAGTCTTCTGGAGCATGAATAGGAATGCTTCGCGGCAGTCTGGATAACCACCAAAGTCCTCTTGACCAACGCCGGTGATAATATCGGAGCAGCCCAGCACCACCGCCCGATTGGCAGCGATGGTCAGAAACAAGGTGTTGCGCATTGGCACAAAGGTCTTTTCAATACCACCAGGAAGGCTCTGCGCATCTGCATACTCCTCGACCGACTGGGCGCTATTGACCAGCGGGCTGGTGCCTAGCAGGATGTCTGGTACTTTTACCACCTCGTGCGAGGCGACCTTTGCCATGCGGGCGATACGCTTCGCTGCCTCGACCTCCGCGCGATGGCGCTGGCCATAGTCAAAGGTGATCGCGTGCACCTCATCAAACTTGGTTCGCGCCCAGAACAAACAGGTGGTGGAGTCTTGCCCACCAGATAAAACCACGAGTGCTTTTGCCATTTCCATTCTCCAAATAAAAGCCCCAGCGAATCTTTCAATCGGCTGAGGCTGGTTGAACCACGGCGCGTTAAGCTGCTACCGGTGGAGTTGCCGAACGTACTGCGGGCTT